GCAAATTATTTCACCATATCCAGCCCCAAGAGCATTTAGCAATGGATTTAGTGATGGATTCTCTTAATAAATTAAAGTATGCCGTATAGTCGTAGTGATATATTAAATCAAAACACGCAGGATTTCCCTAACAATAATGCAGGTCAAATTACGCCTGCAATATTAAGAGATTTTAATGCTAATTATGTTAATTCAGTAGTATTCATAGGCGATCCTACAGTTAGTGCTTCGTATGCAGCAACAGCATCAATTGCTACTTCTGCATCATATGCAGTAAATACTAGTAACGCTAATACAGCAACGTCAGCATCATATTCTAATACATCAACGTCTGCTTCTTACGCAGTAAATAGTACATCAGCATCGTATGCTAACACAGCTACTTTAGCTGATACAGCAAGTTATTTTAATGGCAATGCAGTATCAGCATCGTATGCAGCAACTGCTTCAATAGCAACATCAGCATCGTATTCAAATAATTCAACGTCTGCAAGTTATGCTTTAACAGCATCGTTTGCTTTAAACGCTCCAACAATTAATACAGGTAGTTTTGTAACTACATCTTCATTTAATGCATATACTGCATCAACAAATACGTTTACTGGCTCTATACAAACGCAAGTAAACTCGCTTCAAGCAGCTACTGGTGGATATGCTACTTTAACTGGTAGTAATGTTTTTAGTGGCCCACTTAACACATTCCAGAATGCTGTTACAATGTCAAATGTACAAGTTACAGGTACAGCTAGCGTTAAATTTTTATATGTTGAATATCAATCATCATCAATTATATTCTCTAGTGGATCAAATACATTAGGTGATGCTGCAAACGATACTCAAACATTATGGGGTACAGTAGTATTACCAACAGGACCATTAGTGGTAACTGGATCAGCTACAGCAACATTAGGATTTACAGGATCGTTACAAGGAACAGCTAGTTTTGCTAATAATAGCACTTCAGCATCTTATTCTAATACTGCTACATCTGCATCATATTCAAATAATTCAACTACAGCAAGTTATGCTTTAACATCAACTAGTGCAAGTTATTCAAATAATAGTACTTCAGCATCATACGCTTTAACAGCATCATTCGCAGCAAATTCAACACCAGCATTTCCATTTACTGGTTCAGCTCAAATAACTGGATCATTAGGTGTAACAGGTAGTATAACTGTAGCTAATAATTTAACAATATCAGGATCAGTTACATCTCCAAGTAGATTTGATATAGTATCTAATAATACTGGAGGAACAATAAGACAAATAACTCCATATATTATTGATGCTGGTCTTGCAGGCATAGCATATGGTGCTAATATTATAATAGGCACTACAGCACAAACATCAACAGGCTCATTAATTATAAGTGGTTCTCAAAACTATATTACTTTAAATACTTTAATGAGTAATGCTAATGCTAATGCTGGTAGAAAATCAGGATTTGTAGGTAGAAATAACTTTATACTTACTGTACCTCAAACAGTATCGTCTTCAGGTATGGAATTAGTTGCTCTTAATACTAGTTGGGTTGCTGCTGCTATAACGGTAACAAATGCCTTTAGTGGTAGTAGCTATGTTGTTCCAACAATAACTAATTCTTTTATTAATTCAACTGTTACTTATACTGGAACATCAGGTAGTTTTGGTATTACTAATGCTAATATTAATGCTCCTATTACAGCAACTAATACATGGGCAAGTAGTTCACTTGTATTCAATAACTCATTAATATTAGGTAGTGCTTATACAGTAACTACTTATACTACTGCCTCTGATAGTACAGCAAAAACATTATCAGCTGCTAATAATAGTATTATAGCTGGAACTGCACAAACATTTATTAAAGATGGAAGTGTATCCAATTCTGGAATACAAAACTCAATAATAGTATCTAATAATGCTTTGGTTACTGGTAGTGCAAGCACAACAGGTTCAGGAGCTTTATTTGGTACTTGGCCATTAAGTGATGGTAGATTAAATGATTTTGATCATATAAGACTTGCTATTGGTACTGGTACAGGTACATCAGCTAGAAGAACATCATTATATGTTAGTTCCTCAGGCGATACAGTAATACAAAACAATTTATTAGTAACAGGTAGTTCATTATTTTCAGGGTCATTAACTTTAACAGGTTCATTAAACGCAACTTCAGTTACAAGTAGTTTATTAGGTACTGCTTCATATGCAGATAACACAACATCTGCTAGTTATGCTAACAATGCTACTTCAGCATCTTATTCATCAACATCAACTAGTGCAAGTTATTCAAATAATAGTACTTCAGCGTCATACGCTCTAAATGCTACATCAGCATCATATGCTCCTGATACAACATTTCCTTATACAGGATCAGCTCAAATAACTGGATCATTAGGAGTAACAGGTAGTATAACAGCAATTGGAGTTACTAGTGGGATGACAGGTAGTCTTGTATTAAATCAACAAAGTGGATTAAATTTATTTACATCAATACAAAACATTGCTACTCAAAGAAACATGCAACAGTATGTTACTGAAAGTTTACAAACTAATCAACTTGGTGGAGCAAATATATACATTGGATATACAGCACAAACATCAACAGGCTCATTAATTGTAAGTGGTTCAGCTAATTATATTAATACTACTGGTTTAATAACTAATGCTAGTGCCATTGCAGGTACTAAATCAGGATTTGCAGGTAGTAGAAACTTTATATTTGCAGTACCAACATTACCTACAGCATCATTTAATGATCCTCAATGGGTACTTATTAATAACTCTTGGATAGGAACAGCACCAACAATAACTAACAATTATTTAGCTGTACAAGCAACTACTTCCATAACTAATGCGTTTGTAAATTCTGCTATTACTGCTAATTTAAAATCAGGTAGTCTTACTATTAGTAATACTAATGTAAACTGGACTACAACTATTAATGCAAATTTAAGTCAATCTATAAATACTATTAGTAATGCTTATTTAGCTGGATCAAACGTATTAACAATTAATCAATTTGATTTAGCTGGAACTGGATCTGGACCAAATGGAACTGTACATATAGCTAGTACAGGATTTTATGGTGGAAATTCTCACACATATTATATTGCATCTGGATCTCAATTTAATTCAGGGATAAGACACTCAGTTATTGTAGGTGAAACTTTAATTGTAACAGGTAGTATAACAACTAGCGGTATGGGTGCTGGTATATTTGGAACATATAATACTAGTGATGGTAGAATAAATCATTTAGACCATATAAGATTTGCTGTTGGTACTGGTACAGCTCCTGGAGTTAGAAGAACATCATTATATGTTAGCTCATCAGGCGACACAGTAATACAAAATAACTTATTAGTAACAGGTAGCTCTACGTTTAGTGGTAGTTTAACTTTAACAGGTTCATTAAACGCTACTTCAGTTACAAGTAGCCTATTTGGAACGGCTTCGTTTGCTAATAATGCAACTAGCGCAAGCTACTCTTTAGTAGCAACTTCCGCCTCTTACGCAACAAATTCAACGTCTGCTTCTTATGCTAATACAAGTACAAGTGCAAGTTATTCAAATAATGCTACATCAGCCTCATATTCAATAACTGCTACTACAGCAGCTACTGCTTCATATTATAACGGATCAGTAGTTAGTGCTTCATATGCAAATAACTCAACATCAGCATCATATGCTTTAACAGCTAGTTATGCTATGAATGGTGGTGGAGGTGGAGCAGCATTTCCTTATACTGGATCTGCTTTAATTACAGGATCATTAGGCGTAACAGGATCACTTTCTACTACAGCTGGAATTGAAGTTAAAGCTGGTGATTTAGATTTTGTTGGTGGTAATATAAACATTTATAACGGAAATATAAATCAATTTGCTGGAGCATCATCTTTAAAAACAACTGTAATTAGCGGTTCGTTAGGTGTAACAGGTAGTGTTAGAGGTAATATAGTAACTGTTACAGCAGTAGCTCAAACAGCATCAATTGATTTAAGTTTAGGTAATGCATTTGTGTTTAACGCAAACGCAACAGCAGCAAGTGCTAGTTTACTTACATTAACAAACATACCAACAGGTTCAAATCAAAAATTCTCGCTATTAATATCTCAAAGTGTAGCTGGTGGAGCAAATGTTTATTTTGATAACACATTCCAATTTCCATCTGCATCACAATATACAGTATCAACTACAACAGGATCAGTAGATTTATTAACGTTTGAAACATACACATATTAATTTTTAAAAAAAAAATAATGCCATTTGCCGTTTTATCATCAGTACAAAAGAACTTAGTTAATCCTACACCACCTGCTCAATCTTATGTTTCAGCTTCAGGCGGTACAGAAACTACTTCAGGTAGCTTTAGAATTCACACATTTAATTCTTCAGGTACTTTAACAGTTTTTAATGGAGGTAATGTTGAAATTTTATTAGTAGCTGGTGGTGGTGGAGGTGGTGGTAATACAGGTGGTGGTGGTGGAGGTGGACAATTAATTTACAGTGCATCATTTACTCTTCCTGTTACAGCATCTACAGTTACTATTGGTGCCGGTGGAGCTGGAGGTGCAGGAACTCCTGACCCTACTGTATCTGGTAGTATTGGAAATAATTCATCATACTTAACATTAACTGCTCTTGCAGGTCAAGGAGGAGATGGAGCAACTGGATTTAACGGAAAAGGTGGAGCAAGTGGAACTGGATTTGCAGGAGGAGCAACAGCAGGTGCTGGTGGTGGAGGAGGCGGTGGTGGAAATACAGCTGGAGGTGGTTCAAACTCAGGTAATACCGGAGGTGCAGGTGGAGCAGGAACAACTAATTCAATATCAGGAACATCAGTTGGATATGCTGGTGGTGGTGGTGGAGGTGGTTATTTTACTGCTGGTGGAGCAGGTGCTGATGGAGGAGGAAATGGTAATGCAGGTGCAGGTACTGCAGGGACTGCCAATAGAGGTGGTGGTGGAGGAGCAGGTGGTGCTGGTTTTTACATTGGTGCTGCTGGCGGATCTGGTGTAGCAATAATTAAATATCAATTTCAAGCTTAAAAAATAAAAATTATGGGATACTGGGCTCAAGTAGATAATAATAGAGTAGTAACTAGGGTTATAGTAGCAGATGAAGAATTTATTCTATCAGGTGCTGAAGGAAATCCAAATTCATGGTGGGAAACATCTATTACAGGTGAATTTAGAAAAAATTATGCTGGTATAGGATTCACATATGATATGCCATTAAATTGCTTTTATGCTCCACAACCTAGTGGATCTATAGGATTTGATGATACAACATGTACTTGGATAGTACCAACACCACCTCCAACTGGTTCAATTTAAAAAACACATAATATGCCAATACCACAACGCAAACAAGGAGAAGCTGAAGATACATTTATATCAAGATGTATAGGTGACTTATCAAGCGAATATGATACACCACAAGCATCAGCTATATGCTATCAACAATTAGCAGTTCATTTAACTATGGACAAAGAATGGCGCAAGTCATTCATAAATTCGCCAGAAGCTACATGCCTTACGCAATATAAGCACGTAGGTTCAAACCTCAAATGAGGATAACACATATCGTTATAACAATATAAATTCAAAACTAAAATGGATTCAAAACAAATTCTAAACAAAATTATCACTATGCTAGGCATGGAGGGTAAACAAGTAGAATTAGGAGGCAATGCTAACGCAGGCGGCCCATTCTACGGAAAGTTAGAAAATGGAGATGCAGTACAAACAGATTTCTTTGACTTAGGACACACATTGTTCGTAGTTAAAGGTGCTGATTTAGTACCTGCTCCAGACGCTGACCATATCGTTCAGCTACCAGTAGGTTTAGCTGGAGGTAATAAAAGATATTTTATCACAACAAAAGACGGAATTATTACATCAATGAACTTAGAAGACACTCATGGTGCTATTAAGACAAATGTTAATTTTTCTGCACAAACAAATTCAGAAATGGAAAAAACATTAACAACAGAAGAATTGGGCGCGTTGAAAGATTACAACGAAGCTGAAGCTGTAAAAAAAGAAACTATGGCAGTTGACCCCGCTCAACGCTTAGATGCTTTAGAAGCAGAAGTTAAACAACTACGTGATGATATCGCTAGTTTGTTTGAATCACAAAAGAAAGATCCATCAGAAGATATGAACGCTACAGAAATGGGCGTTAAAGTCTATGATGAAGAAGCTGCTGTAAAAGAGATTCAAAAAGTAGACGAAAGTAGAGGTGGTAAATTGCAAATGAGCAATTCCGCAAAGAAATTCACTGGTGCTCCAGTTGAAGAAACAACAAATTTAAGTGGTTTATTTAAAAGCAAAAAAGAAGGAACTATGTTAGGTTCTGTACTTGCTAAAATGAGTAACTCTAAATTCTAATAAGTAAAAATAATTAATTAAAATTAAACATTTAGTAAAAATGGCAACAACAACATCGATAACCACAACCTATGCCGGTCAATTTTCTGGCAAATATATAGCTGCTGCGTTATTAAGTGCACCTACTCTAGATAAAGAGTATATCACTATCAAACCAAATATCAAGTACAAAGAAGTAGTTAAAACATTAGCACAATCAGGTATCATCGTTGATGCTTCTTGTGATTTTACAGCAACTGGTTCTGTTACTTTAAACGAAAGAATCTTACAACCAGACGAATTCCAAGTTAACACTCAATTGTGTAAGAAGGATTTCCGTTCTGACTGGGAAGCAATTGAAATGGGTGTATCAGTTTATGATAACTTACCTGCTTCATTCACAGATTTCTTAATTGCAAATACTGCAGGTCAAGTAGCTGCTCAAATTGAAACAAATATCTGGACAGGTAGTGCTGCAATAAATGGTCAATTCGCAGGTATGATTAATACAATCAGTGCTTCTGCATCATTACCAGCTGCTAACTTCGTTACTCAATCTGCTCCAACAGCAGCAAACGTAACTGCAAGTTTATTAGCTGTAGTAAACGCTATTCCTAACACAGTTTATGGTAAAGAAGATTTATACATCTACGTATCAACTGCAACAGTTAAAGCATACCAAACAGCTTTAGGTACTGCAAACTACCAATTCAATTCATTTACTGGATTCGCTCCTTTATCATTCCAAGGTATCAGCTTAGCATGGTGCCCAGGTATGCCAAGTGGTGTTACTATTGCAGCACAAAAGAGCAACTTGTTCTTCGGTACAGCATTGATGAGTGATAAGAATGAAGTTAAGGTATTGGATATGGCTGATTTAGACGGATCACAAAACGTTCGTATTATCATGAGATATACAGCGGGTGTACAATTTGGTATCATAGGTGATATCGTTGTAGCAGGTCCAGCTTCATTGGTTCCAACAGTATAATAACTGAATAATATAAAAATAAGGGTGAAACTGTAGAAAGGAGTAGCCCATATTTTAAACAAATTTGACTCAATCAAAATAAAAATTTAATAACATGGCATGTAATATTTCATTAGGATATAATGAACCTTGTAAAGACAGTATAGCTGGTCTTACCGCCGTGTATTTCATGAACTACAACACAGGAAGCTTTACATTAAATGCTACTGACGTTGTTACTTCATTCCCTTCAGGATCTACTGTTTACAAGTATGAATTGAAAGGAACTAATGGATACACAGAAACTGTTAACACGTCACGTGATAACGGTACTACTTTCTTCTCTCAAGTATTAAGCTTACAATTGAAAAAATTGACAGCTGAACAAACTAAAGAGTTGAAATTATTGGCTTATGGTAGACCAAAAATTGTTGTAGCTGATAGAAACGGTAATGCGTTTTTAGTTGGTAAAAATGAAGGTGCAGATATGACTGGCGGTACAATTACCACAGGCGTTGCATACGGAGATTTATCAGGCTATACAATGCAATTTACTGGTAACGAACCTTTACCAGCTAACTTCTTGTCAGGATCAACTTTAGCAAACCCATTCGCTGGTGTTTCTAATGCTCCTACAGTAGTGTACGGTACAAATAGCTAATACAGAGGCTCACAATACTCTGTCCACTATAGCTCCACATAGATAGCTCCCTGTTCTAGGGGGCTATCACTATGTTCATCAAATAAAATATGAATGAGTGGTTATAGTAGTATGATAATAATAACAACGCCAGCAACTAGTTCAATTTCGTTTTCGACTAGAACTAGGCCTACGCAATCATACAGTCCATTTCTTGTTAGAATGGATTGGGTAAATGCTGATTCTTATCAATCAGGTAGTTTATATGTTACAGCATCATATGATTCAAATGATTTTTTAAATGTAACTGCTTCATTATATATGACGGCAAGTTATCTTTATAATTTAACATTATTTCAACTAAGTGGTAGTAGCACAGCAAGTGCTGTTGATTGTAATGAGTTATATAGAGGTGAAATGCAAGCAACAACACAATCAGCATTAATTAACAATAGCCAACCTTTCTACTCATACACAGGTTCAAAACAAGATTATATAATATACCCATAATATGGAAAATCAAAATACAATACCTAACGGGAACGGAAAAGGTGTAGTTAAAGTACTTAATTTATCAGGTGGATACATTTTACCTAGAATATCTGAATCAACTAATAAGCGTAAAGCATATGTTGAATTTGGTATTGATGGTATGGATGATTTCTTTAATACGTTAATTAAGCGTTACGAAACATCTCCAACTAATCAAGCATGTATGGATGGCTGTACTGACTTAATTTATGGTAAAGGTGTTAAAGCAAAAGATAGATTAGATTTAGAAGAATATCTTTACACATTAACTACTGAAGATGAAATTCGTAAAATAGTATTTGATTATAAATTATTTGGTAACGCAGCAATACAATGTGTATTCAATGCAGACAGAACTAGAATAATTAATTTCTATCACTTACCAGCAGATACAATTCGTGCTGAAAGAGTAAACGATCAAGGTAT